CTAGACCTCTAGCGATTCCGACTCTAAATTGTTCGCCATTCGACAAAACATGATACGGTCTCAACCAGTTCGGAGGCGAGCTAAAGCCAACAGATGACAGCAAAGCCGTGATGTCCTTGATAGGCATCGACTTTGGGAAAGAATCTACGATACTTTTATCGCCTGCCCAGGTAAAATCCTGGTCAATTTTGTCGCCAAATAGTTCCCTGGCAATAGTCGTTTTACCACAGCCACTAGGGCCGACAATAACGCCAATGTTCCAATCGAACGTTTCGATAGGTACATCGATGTCATAGGAAACTGTGGACTTTGGGGATGGAACAATGTCAAAAAGTCCCTCCAGTTGGGCGACCCTAGCCGTCCTTTTGATTTCAGACGACTTAGAAAAATTAAGATGCGGCATGTTCAGGCATTCATGGCTTTACAATCGAGTCCCTGACCCATCAAATAGTCAAGAGTCGCGGTCTGTTCCTCTTCATTGCGGCAATTAACAATGATCTGGAAGACGGCATCAATCTTGCCTGATTGATCGTCTACTTCCTCATCCTCATCAAAGTCCGACTCATTGTCAGCAAGAATTGCTAAAAGTTCGTCACCAGTAAACCATGGCTCGATGTCATGTTCACCCGAAAGCGTGTTAAGCATTTCTTTATCCCACTCGGCAAGCTCAGCAGTGCGGTTATCGGCAAGTGCCAAGCCGACTTTCGACTCTTCAGTCAGTCCAGTGCGACGTACTGCAATTACTTCGTCGCCATCGGTCTCAATAATTCGGACTTTATCAATACCCGAAGCGGCTGCTGCTTCTACCGTACCGTTTCCAGCAAGAATGCGGTTCGATTCATCAATAACAATCG